TTGCGCACAACACGTCGAATCCACGCCCGCGGAGCGGCCCCCACGTGGCTGTTGGGTGTCCTGGTCCTGGTGATCCTGGGCGCCCTTGCCTATACGTTCTTCACGTTCGCCAGCCCCGGCGGCAGCGGGACGGCCATCAGCAACCAGCGGGCCCAGCAGAAGGTCAACCTCAAGTGCGAGAAATGCGGGCACGAGTTCTCCATGACGCTTCAGGAACTGGCCGGGCAGAGCAAGGACCGCGACGAGCCCGTCCCGGTGGTCAACGGCGCCCCCAAGGCTGACTGCCCCTCCTGCAAGGCCAAGTGGTCCGCCGTCGTGGTCAAGATGACCCGCCCGCGCGGCGACCAGATGGTCCCCGGCGACGTAACACCCCCTCGCCAACCGTAGCGGTCACACTCCGAAGCCCGCGGGACCCCGCCTTCGGGCGATGTTCCCGTCGGGCACGGGCGGAGACGGACGGCTCATCACATCCTTCGTGCCAAATCCGGTCCGCCGACGTATAATCCTGGTCGGCCCAGCGCGCGGAAGGCCGCTCCCGGCCGTCAGGCCGGGGGAGGAAAGTCCGAGCACCGCTGAACCACGGTGGTGGGTAACGCCCACCGTCCCGCTTGCGGGACAGGGAAAGTGCAACAGAAAGGATACCGCCGGCCGGGAGACAGGCCCGCCGCCTTCGGGCGACGGTCCTGCCTGAGCCCCCGTCACAAGGCTCTCGGCCGGTAAGGGTGAAATGGTGCGGTAAGAGCGCACCGCGCCCGCCGCGAGGCGGGTGGCATGGCAAACCCCACCGGGTGCAAGGCCAAGCAGCGGCTGGCCAGGTTCAGGCCGACAGCCGCGGGTAGGCCGCTTTCCGGAAACGGAAGAGCCCGTCCGCGAGGGCGGGTCCAGAGAAATGGCCTTCCCCGCCGGCCCCTTGCCCGGGGACCGGCGGGACAGAACTCGGCTTACAGCGCGCTGGGCCGGGCATGTTTTTCCGCAGGCAGGTCGCACTGGCCCTTGACTTGCCTCTTGTTTTTGATAAACTGATTTGTCTATCCCGCCTGTCGGCTCTCCGGCAGGAGTTGCAGGAACCAGTTGCCTCGGGGCGTAGCTCAGCTTGGCTAGAGCGCTGCGTTCGGGACGCAGAGGTCGCTAGTTCAAATCTAGTCGCCCCGACTTTTGTTCAGAAAGGGCCGTTCGACGAGAAAGTCGAACGGCCTTCTCTTTACCAACACAAGACTTGTGTCGGTCAGGAGGCGGTTCAAACTGACGCACTCCAAGATCTCCCGTCGGGTGCCCGAGTTTGAACCGAGCCACAGGGGTACGAGATTCTGGCTGAACTCGAAGACCGCCATCGCCGCCTGGCCGAAGGCCGGGTCGAACTGGTCGGTCTCGTCGAGCTGGCGTTCGGCTTCCTCGATCTGCGTTTTCAGGTCCACCGACTTGCCCGTGAAAACCGCCTCCTCGATGGTTCCCGCCAGGTAGCCGTTGAGCAGGCGGTCCTGCATGTTGACCAGCTCCGTCCGCCGCTTGGTGAGCGTCTTCTTCCGCTGGGCCTGGGCCACGTCCACCTCGTTGAAGGCCGCAGCCAGGGAATCGCGAAACCACTGGATGTGCCGATCGCTGGGCAGGCGGAACGCGCCGAGTTCCTTGATGATAGCCTGCTCGACGTCGGCCTCGCGCCAGCGGACCTTCGGGTGCCCGTCGTCGGGGTGGTTGTTGCCGCAGCGGTAGTAGACGTGCGTGTTGTGGCCGCCCTCGCGGAGCTTGCGGCGGATGCGCTCGCCGGTCATGGCATAGTCGCAGACGCCGCAGCGGAACACGCAGCCTGAGAGCATGATGTCCGGATGGCCCGTGCGGCGGTTGCGGCCGTTGAGGATGTCCTGGCAGGCGTCGAAGGTGCGGCGGTCGATCAGGAGGCGGTAACTGCCCTTGAAGACCTGCCCGTTGCGTTCCAGCTCCCCGACATAGAAGCGGTTGTTCAGGATGTAGGAGAGCGACGTGCGGTTGAATCGCGGTTGGCTGGGCCGGTGGGTGTGGCCCTCCTGGGCGAGCTTCTCGGCGAGGCTCTCGAAGGTGTACTGCCCGCTGGCGTAGAGCTCGAAGATGCGAACGACCGTCTTGGACTTCTCGGGGTGCGGGATGACCGGCTCTTCGCGGTTGTCGACGTTCACGTACCCGTAGGGTGCGAGGCCCGTCGGCCAGCCCTGGCGCACCTTCTCGTCCATGCCTTTGAGGACCTCCGTCCGAAGGTTGTCCGAGTAGTACTGCGCCACGGCGGCCATGACGTTGAAGGACAAGGCCCCGGCAGCGCCGGGACCGAACTGGTTCTCGACGAAGGACAACTGCACGCCGCAGGTGTCTTCGAGCTCCTGGAGCCGAACCGCGTCCCGCATGTTGCGGCAGACGCGGTCGAGCTTGTGGGCGAAGATGGCGTTGATCTTCTCCCGCTTGGCGTTGGCCTTGACCCACTTGAACATCTGGTTGAAGGCCAGCCGGTCGGCCCCGCGTTTGGCCGACTCGGCGACGATGAACTCGCGGACGATGTGCCAGCCGGCCTTGGCGGCCTTGTCCCGCATCGCCCGGAGCTGCGCGTCAATGGAGTAGCCTTCCCGCTGCTCGCGGGACGATACCCGTGCCCATGCAACCACGTTCATTGGCGTTCTACCTCCCTCCGGGCCTTCAGGAGCGCCTCGCCCAATCGCTTGACGTTCATGAGAATCTCCACAGCCTCGTCCTCGCTGATCGGCCGACCGTAGGACTCCGACCATAGGTCGATGGTTTCGGCGAGCAGTTCGTCCGAAATCCACGCCATCGACAGCGGTCGCCGCTCGGGTCGCGGGCCAGTGACACCTTCCTCATCCTGGCCCCCGAATCCAGTCAATTCAGAGGGAATCTCCGCCAGCGGTTCCAGCAGGCATGTTTGGGAATCCCGGTCGTTCATTCCCCGATCCACCCCGCCAGGCCCATGTCCCGGAACTGCCCCCGCAGCCGCTTGACGATCCGCTCGACGGTGTGCCAACCGCAGCCGATCTGCCGGGCGATCTCCGTCTTGTTCAGGCCGTCGGCCAGGCCCTGGCAGACCTCCCGCTCGCGGGGCGTCAGGCCGGCCAGGGCGCTCGCCACGTCCATCGCCCGCGGGTCCACCTCGTCGCGGCTGAACTCCGTCGCGTCCTGGCCCATGTTCTCCACGTGGGCCTTGTAGCGCGTGGCCGCCCGCTTCATCTTCCGCAGGCGGTTGTCGATCACCGTCGTCAGCGCCGTGCGTTCGGTCGCCCCGTTGGCGTGGCTGGGGTCGTAGCGGAACGCCAGCACCTCCAAGGCCGCCTCCTGCATCGCGTCCGGCAACTCGTGCCCCCGGAAGCCCATCAGCTTGGCGCGGGTGGTGATGAGGTCGACCTTCCACTTCTCGATGACTCCGTCGTACTTCGGCATGTCCATGTGAAGCCCTTTCGTTCGTGAGCGTCTTTGCCGCGCCGAGCCAATCTCAGCGCCACGAACGGAGCTTCCTTCATGCATCCGGATCACTGCTCTAGGGCCGCAGATGCAGGCTGAAACACACCTGGGTGAGCTTCTGCGCGCAGGTGGGCGCAGATCTGTGACCCCGTAACACAGGTGACCACACATGTGTGTTTACGGGGTCACGGCGTGATTTGGGGCCGAGCGGGTAATCACTCTGCGGACGGGCGAGGCATCGACGCCAAGCCCCAGACAAGGGAGTCCGATAATGCCGCAGAACGACGAACACGACGTGCTGATTGATCTGGGCGTGCTGGCCGCCGAGCCGGCCGAGGAGTATCACGCCAAGAGGGGCGAGCACCTCAACAGCCATGGCCTGATCGACTTCATGGTCTGCCCGTGGCTGTACCGCAAGAAGCAGTTGGGGCTGATCCCCGACACCGACACCCCGGCGCTGCTGGTCGGCCGGGGCCTCCACTGCCGCATCCTCGAGGGCCGCGACGCCTACGAGTCGCAGTTCGCCCTGGGCGGCCCCATCAACAAGACCACCTCCAAGCCCTACGGCAGGGACACCAACGCCTTCCGCGACTGGTGCAAGGCCCAGGGCAAGCCGGGCATCCACCACGACGACCTGGCGCTGATCGAGAACATGGCCTCGGGCGTGGCCATGAACGACGAGGCCGTGGACCTGCTGCTCTACGGCCGGTCCGAGGGCGTCGTCCGCGCCGAGTACTGCGGCACGCCATGCCAGATTCGCATCGACTGGACGCACCCGCATCGGGGGATCGTCGACCTCAAGAGCACCGCCGACCTGACCTGGTTCGAGAACGAGGCCAAGCGCCGGCGCTACGCCAACCAGGTCGCCTTCTACCAGTCGGTCCTCGCGGCCGTCATCGGCGAGCACGTCCCGGCCTACATCATCGCCATCGAGAAGGTCGAGCCGTTCCGCTGCGGCGTGTGGCGCGTCAGCGACAACACGCTGACCATCGCGCGGCAGGAGAACGAGGCGGCCATCCGGCGGCTCAAGCGGGCCTGGGAGATCGACGCCTTCCCGACTGGCTACGAGGACCTCCGCATTCTCGACGTGACCTGACCTTTCTCGCGCCCGGGCGGGACGGCGTGCCGTGCGGCAGGGATGCCATCACGGAGGAACGCGGCCGGACTCCCTACACCCGCCCGGGCGCACTTCGGCAGGGCCGGGCTGCTCGGGGCTCATTACCCCGGGGACGCGGGTTCGACTCCCGCACCTGCCATTACTGCGACGGAAGCTCCTGCCGGAAGGAGCGTGAATCACGGCCATGACCTCCTGGCCACGTCGGGCTGCCTGCCGTGAGCTGAAGGCCCGCCCGGGTTCGACCCCCGGCCGTCGCATTCGCTGGCCAGCGAAATGGACACCGACATGAACGACCCAAGCGAATCGGAGCGAACGCGATGACCAAGAACTACCGCAACGGCGACCCAGCCACATCCGCGATGGCCGGGCGCGAGATGGAGACCAGCGGATCGGCCGCCCGCCAGCGAAGCAGGTGCCTCGAGGCGGTTGCGGAGACGCCCGGCCTGACGGCCAGGGAGATCGAGGACCGGATCGGCATCAAGGCCCACAAGCGACTGCCGGAGCTGCGCCAGGCGGGGCTTGTCCACAACGGGCCGGTACGCACCTGCCAGGTGAGCGGACGCCAGGCCATGACCTGGCAGCCCGGCGACCTCACGTACGAAACCTCCAACACGGGAGACCACGCATGACGATGCTGCAACACATTCACACCGGCAGGCGGCACTCGCCGCCCCGACTGCTGATCTACGGGACCGAGGGGATCGGCAAGTCCACCACGGCCTCGCAGGCACCCAATCCCATCTTCGTGCCGACCGAGGATGGCCTCGACCAGATCGACTGCGCCAGCTTCCCGCTGGCGGGCAAGCTGGCGGACGTCGAGTCGGCACTCCGGTCGCTGATCAACGAGAAGCACGACTTCGAGACGGTCGTGATCGACTCGGTCGACTGGCTCGAACGCCTGGTCTGGGACGTGCTGTGCGAGCAGTACGGCGTCTCAAGCATCGAGAAGGTCGATGGCGGCTACGCCAAGGGCTACACGCACGCCCTGACGCACTGGCGGAAGGTGCTTGCCGACCTGAACACCCTCCGCAACCAGCGCGGCATGTGCGTGATCCTTCTGGCCCACGCCAAGGTCGAGAAGTTCGAGGACCCCGAGGCCAGCGCCTACGACCGTTACTCGCCGCGCCTGCATAAGCACGTCACGGCGCTGCTGACCGAGTGGGCGGACGCGGTGCTGTTCGCCACGCGGAAGATCATCACCAAGACCGAAGACGCCGGCTTCAACCGCGAGCGCACCATTGCGGCCGGCCTGGGCAAGGATGGCGGGGAGCGCATCCTCCGCTGCGTCGGCAGCCCCGCCTGCGTCGCCAAGAACCGCTACGGCCTGCCGGCCGAGCTGCCCCTGTCGTGGCCTGCGCTGATGCAGGCCCTCGTCGCCAACCCCAACACCACCAGCAAGGAGAGCTGATCCATGGCAAACCTGAACGGATTCGATGCATCGCAAGTGGAACCGACCGCGTCCTTCGACCCGATCCCCGCAGGCAAGTACCTCGCGGCCATCACCGAGTCGGAGATGAAGCCCACCAAGAACGGTTCGGGCAGCTACCTCCAGATGACCTTCACGGTCCTGGACGGCGAGTTCAAGAACCGCGTCCTGTGGGCGCGGCTGAACCTCAACAACCCCAACGCCACGGCGGTCAAGATCGCCAGGTCGGAACTCTCGGCCATCTGCCACGCGGTGGGCGTCATGCAGCCCCGCGACTCGGTCGAGCTGCACAACATCCCGCTGCTGATCACCGTCAAGGTCAAGAAGCGCGAGGACACCGGCGAGCTGACCAACGAGATCAAGGGCTACGAGCCCAAGGCGGCCGCCGCCGGCCAGCCCCAGCAGGCCCCGGCCTCGGACACCACCCCGCCGTGGAAGCGATAGGAGGTGACGCATGGCCACAACCTGCCAGACATGCGGACGCCCCATGAGCACTCCCAAGAATCGCTACTGCAGCGGGTGCTCCAAGAAGGTCCGCGCCGAGTTGCGGCGTTCCGGCTACCTGCAGAGCACCTACGTGCGGCGGTACTTCAGCGAAGAGCTTGGGCGAAAGGGAATGCGAGACCCTCGCGTTCTTGGGGGAGTGCCACACTGATGATCCTGACTCTCCCATACCCGCCGAGCATCAACCACTACTGGCGTCGAGTGGGTCCGCGCACGCTGATCAGCCGGGAGGGCCGGACGTTCCGCACGAACGTCTGTGCCCTCCTGGGCGGCGGCGGGCCCCGCAAGCCGCCCGCCGGTGGACGGATCGCCTTGTGCATGGACGCCTTCCCGCCGGATCGTCGTCGCCGCGACCTGGACAACCTGATCAAGGCCACGGCCGACGCGCTCCAGCACGCGGGGGTGTACGAGGACGACAGTCTGATCGACCTGTTGCTGGTTCGCAGACGAAACGCGGTTGCCGGTGGTCGTCTGGACGTCCAGGTCGTGGCCTTGCCATTGCGCAAGTGCCCGCTGTGCGGCGGGGAGATGAACTGATGCACAGACTCTTCCCAACCATCCTGATCGTGCTCGACGTGTGCGCCGCGGTCGGCTACGTGCCCACCGGCGACTGGCGGAAGGTCGTGTACTGGCTGGCGGCGGGAGTTCTCACGGTGGTGGTGACCTGGTGATTGAACTTCGCCCTTACCAATCCGAGGCGGTCGCGGCCGTCTATGACCACCTGCGCCGTCGGGATGATCACCCCTGCGTGGTCATCCCGACGGCCGGGGGCAAGACGCCGGTGATGGCGTCGATCTGCCGCGACGCGGTAACGCAGTGGAACGGCCGCGTGCTGATCCTGGCCCACGTGAAGGAACTGCTCGAGCAGGCGGTCGAGAAGCTCCACGCCATGGCCCCGGACCTGTGGATGCGGATCGGCGTCTACTCGGCAGGCCTCAAGAGCCGTGACACCGAGCACCCGATCATCGTGGCGGGCATCCAGTCGGTCTACAAGCGTGCGGCGGAACTGGATGCCTTCGATCTGATCCTTCTGGATGAAGCGCACATGCTGCCGCCCGATGGCGAGGGCATGTACCGGACGTTCCTGGCCGACGCGCAGACCGTCAACCCCCGCGTGCGGCTGATCGGCCTGACGGCCACGCCGTACCGCATGACGACGGGCATGATCTGCGGGCCGGAGAACCTGCTCAACCACGTGTGCTACGAGGTCGGCGTTCGGGAATTGATCGTCCAGGGTTACCTCTGCCCGCTCAAGACCAAGGCGGGCCGGCGCAAGGTGGACACGTCGGGCCTGCATCTGCGCGGCGGCGAGTACATCGCCGGCGAGGTCGAAGCATTGATGGATGACGACTCGCTGGTGCGGTCGGCGTGCCGGGAGATCGTCGACTACACGCAGGATCGCCACAGCGTGCTGATCTTTGCCGCCGGCGTGCAGCACGCCCTGCACGTCAAGCGCGTGCTCGGCGAGATCGGCCACGAGTGCGGGTTCGTCTGTGGCGAGACGCTGCCCTTCGAGCGGGCCGAGACGCTGCGGCGGTTCCGCGATGGACAGCTCAAGTTCCTGGTCAACGTCAACGTGCTGACCACGGGTTTCGACGCGCCCAACATCGACTGCGTGGCGCTACTGCGGCCGACGAACTCGCCCGGCCTCTACTACCAGATGGTCGGTCGGGGCTTCCGGCTGCATCCGTCCAAGGACAACTGCCTGGTCCTGGACTTCGGCGGCAACATCCTCCGCCACGGCCCGGTCGATGCGCTGCAGGTCAAGGACCGCGCCAACGGCGGCGGCGAAGCGCCGGCCAAGGAGTGCCCGCAGTGCCAGGCGGTGATCCACGCCGCCTACGCCGTCTGCCCCGAGTGCGGATATGAGTTCCCGGACCGCGAGCGCGAAAAGCACGAGCGCGAGGCCACGACGGCGGGCGTGCTCTCTGGCGAGATCACCGAGACCGAGTATCCCGTCAGCGAGGTCTACTACGGCGTCCACGTGAAGCGCGACGCGCCCGAGGGGCACCCGCGGACCATGCGAATCGATTACCGCGTCGGCTTCAACGACTACCGCAGCGAGTGGGTCTGCTTCGAGCACACCGGCTACGCCCGGGGCAAGGCCGAGGCCTGGTGGAAGCTGCGGTCGCACGAGCCGGTCCCCGACACCGTCGAGCAGGCGGTGGAGATCTGCGAGGCCGGCGGCATTGCGCCCACGCTGGCGATCACCGTCCGCACGGTCACGGGCGAGAAGTACGACCGCATCGTCAACCACCAGATCGGACCGATTCCGCCAAGGCTGGACGGCGGCGACGAGCGCGTCGATGCCGACATGCCCGAGCCGGTCTGGCCCGAGGACGACATCCCATTTTGAGGAGGTTCCATGCCCTACGCATGCACTGAAAGCACCAGCACCGTCGACCGCGTCGCGCAAGTGCTCGACGCCGTGATGAACATCCGCGTGGCCGACCTGGAACGCGTTGTCCAGGAGGCCCACGAGTCGGATTCGAAGCAGATGCACGACCCGGAAGAGCGATTCGCCGTGCCGCGACAGGCCCTGCGGATGTTCTGGCACTTCCGGTGCAACTTGGAGGCGGCGATGCCCAGCCGCCGGGAGGAATAGACCACGATGGTATGCGCAACGGAATGCGGCATCATTGTTGACGAGGAGTTCCGGAGCCTGATCCCGCCACTCACGGATGAGGAGCGGGCCGGGCTGGAGGAGAACCTGCTGCGCGACGGCTGTCTCGAGCCGCTGATCGTGTGGGCCGAGCAGCAGATCCTACTGGACGGCCACAACCGCAAGGACATCTGCGACCGCTTCGGCATCGATTACGAGGTCCGGGAGCTCAGCCTCCCGGACAGGGAGGCGGCCGCCGACTGGATCGACGCCCACCAGCTGGGCCGGCGCAACCTGACGCCGGAGCAGATGAGCCTACTGCGCGGGCGGCGGTACAACCGGCTCAAGAAGGACCATGGCGGCGACAGGCGAGGCGGCAGCGCAAGTCCTCAAAGTGAGGACTTGAAGACATCTGAGCGACTGGCGAAGCAGCACGGAGTCAGTCGCGCGACGATTGAACGCGACGGCCAATTCGCCGAGGCAGTCGACAAGCTCGGCGTGCGACAGGAGGCTGCCGCCGGGCAATTGCCCGTGTCCCGCCAGGAGGTGGTGCAGGCGGCCAAGGCGCTGGGCGACGCGCCGACATCCGAGCAGGTCGAGCAGGCCCGGCAGGCGGTCACCAAGCCCCACGTCGCAAACAACTCCGGCGACAACGAGTGGTACACGCCGGAAGACTACATCCGGCGCGCCGTCACGGTCATGGGCGGCATCGACCTGGACCCGGCCTCCAGCGCCGAAGCGAACCGCGTCGTCGGTGCCGCCCGCTTCCACACCGCCGAGGATGACGGGCTGAGCAAGCCCTGGAGCGGCCGGGTATGGATGAACCCGCCGTACGCCCAGCCGCTGATTCAGCGGTTCTGCGAGACCCTCGTGGAACGCTGCCGATCCGGCGATGTCACGCAGGCGGTGGTCCTGGTCAACAACGCCACGGAGACGCGCTGGTTCCAGGCACTGCTGGGCGTGGCGTCGGCGATGTGCTTCCCGGCCGGCCGGGTCAAGTTCTGGCATCCGGACAAGAAGTCCGCGCCTCTGCAGGGGCAGGCGGTGGTCTATGTCGGCAAGAACCGCAAAGCCTTCACGCAGGCATTCAAGGACCTCGGGAGCGTGTGCCATGTCGCTCGGTAACGGGGCCAACCCGATGCGGTGGGACTGCGCGAAGCGCGGCTGCTTCAACATCAAGAAGCGGCCGAAGATCGAGTTGTTCGCCGACTGCCTGCCCGGACAGATCGCCTTCGGCGACGTCGACGGCATTGTCGAGATCAACGGCAACCTGCTGCTCCTGGAGTGGAAGGACCACCAGCGGATCAGCGAGGGCCAGCGCATCCTCTTCGAGCGGATGACACTGCTGTGCCCGGCGACAGTGCTGATCGTCGAGGGTGACGCCGAGACCATGGTCGTCAGCAGCATCCGGACCGTTCGGCACGGGGTCATCGCGGATGCCGAACCTGCGGGGCTGGACGAGCTGCGCAGGCGCATCCGGGCCTGGTCGGAAGACGCCATGGCCAATTCGGCCGTCCGCAGGGCGCAGGAGGCATCATGCAACTGAGCCATCACGCCATTGCGGATGCCGCCCGCGCCTACCTGTCGGCGGGTCTCTGCGTCCTGCCCGCCAGGCGTGCCGAGAAGCGCCCCGCTGTGGGCCGGTGGAAGCAGTATCAGAAGAGACTGCCCACCGAGGCCGAGTTGTCGGCCTGGATGGCGAACAGTCCGGACGCCGTCTGCGTTCTCTGCGGACAGGCCTCGGGCAACGCGGAGATTCTAGACTTCGACGTTGGTGGTGAGAAGTTCGGGGCCTGGTGCGAGAAGGTCCGGGCTGCCGCCCCGGGTCTGCTCGAGCGGCTTATCCTGTCCCGCACGCAGTCGGACGGTCGGCATGCCGTCTACCGCTGCATCGGGGCCGTGTCGGGCAACCTGAAGCTCGCGCAGCGCAAAGTCGGCGACAAGGTCGTCACCCTGATCGAAACTCGTGGCGAGGGCGGGTTGTTCCTGTGCGCACCGACGGCCGGTTACGAAGTGATCCAGGGCGACCTGTCCAACCTGCCCGTGCTGACCGAGGCCGAGCGCGACGTTCTCCTGCAGGCCGCGTGGGAGCTGAACGAATACCTGCCGCCTGTGGTCGATGGTCCGGCGCTGTCGGGGAATGTCGGCCAGAGAGCCGCGATGTCGGCAGACAACGGCGGCCTGTGCGCAGACAGCGCCCACCATGGCGATTGTCGGTCGCACAGCGCCGCTGTGGGCCAGAGAAGCCCATCATCGGTCGCACAGGCAGATTGTCCTTCGGACAATGCCGACCCCGGCGATTGTTCGTCGCACAACGGCGATGTCGGCCAGAGAGCGCCGTCATCGGTCGAACATCCCAATTGTGCGGCAGAGAATCCGCACCTCGGCGATTGTCCGTCGAACAATGCCGCTGTGCGGCCCACAGGTCCGCTGTCTGCCGAACAATGCCGCCACGAGGCAGACAGTGCCGACCGTCCTGGTGATGACTTCAACACCCGTGGAGACGTACGGGCCGTGCTGCGGGACGCTGGTTGGACGCTGGCTCGTGGCGGAGAAAACGAGTACTGGCGGCGACCGGGCAAGGCCTCCGGCTGGTCAGCCACGCTGAAGGACCGCGTGTTCTATGTCTTCAGCGGCAATGCCGCGCCGTTCGAGCCCAACCGGGCCTACTCGCCGTTCGCGGTCTACGCGCTGCTCGACCACGGCGGCAACTATGAGCAAGCCGCCCGATCTCTGCGCCTGTCTGGCTATGGCGGCGATTGTCCAGCGGATAGCCCGCCTGGCGTGGACATCTCCGCGCTGATGGCCAACCTGACCGCGCTGCCGGCGGAGAATGAGCCTGCCGCCCCCGACCCGGGGCCGATCCCCGAACACCTCTTCCGCGTGCCGGGCTTCGTCACGCAGGTGATGGACTTCACGATGGCCAACGCGCCGTACCCGAACCTCGGCTTGGCCTTCTGCGGGGCGATGGCGCTGCAGTCCTACCTCGCCGGGCGGAAGGTTTGCGACTCGGGCGACCTGCGTCCCAACATCTACCTGCTGGCATTGGCCAGCAGCGGAACAGGCAAGGACTTCCCCCGCAAGGTCAACGCCCGCGTGCTCTTTGAGCTTGGGCATGTCAGCGCCCTCGGCGACAAGTTCGCCAGCGGCGAAGGCCTCCAGGATGCCTTGGCCCGCAGCAGTGCCATGCTCTTTCAGAACGACGAGATGGACGGCGTGCTGCGGCAGATCAACCTCGACCGCGAGAACAAGCGCGAGTCGATCCCGAACGTCCTGCTGACCCTCTACACCTCGGCCGACGCCGTCTACCCGATCCGCGTCAAGGCCGGCCAGAAGGAGGCGGCCAGCATCGACCAGCCGCACCTGACGCTCTTCGGCACGGCCACGCCGCAGTACTTCTACGAGGCCCTGTCGCAGCGGATGCTCACCAACGGCTTCTTCGCCCGGCTGATCATCGTGGACATCGGAAAACGCGGCGAAGGACAGACGCCCGGCTCGGCCAGGCACCTGCCGGAGTCCGTCCTTCAGACGGCCCGCTGGTGGGCGGAGTACCAGCCCGGCAGCACCCGCAAGAACCTGCTGGAGGTCCACCCCGAACCGAAGGTCGTGCCCTGCACGCCGGAGGCGGCAGAAGCCATTGGCATCCTCCAGCGCAAGACCGAGGCCGAGTACGCCCTGGCGGATGTCGCCCAGGACGAAACGGGCCGCACGGCCTGGAGCCGCACCTGCGAGAACGCCAAGAAGCTGGCGCTGCTGTACGCCTGCAGCGAGAACCACGAAGGCCCGGTGATCGGGCTGCCCGCCGTCGAGTGGGCCACGGCGTTCGCCATGCACCAGACGCGCCGGCAGTTGTTCCTGGCCTCGACCTACGTGGCGTCCACCGAGTTCGAGGGGCTGTGCAAGAAGGCCATCCGTTTCCTGCGGCAGTGCCGCGACAGCGGCCAGGAGAAGGACTACCCCGCGCCTGACTGGAAGCTCCGTCGGCACCTGGCGCAGAACCCGACGGTGTACGGCAGCGTCACCGAGGCCCTGACCAAGCAGGAACAGATCCTCTTCTGCACGATTCCGGGCCGAACCAAGCCCCGATCCGGGTGGGCGCTGCGATGAGAAAACCGCAAGAAAGCCTCAGATACCCCCTCGCTGCGGAGGCAATGTCGCCGAATCGAGCCTTCGAAGCCCCGGAAACCGCGCGGCAAACTGCGGCTGTCGGAGGCTTTCTGCGGCTTTCTCGGAGCGGCAAAGGGCCGGTTTTGCAGGGGAATAGAGAGAAAGAAGAAAGAAACCCTCTCTCTCCCACATACATGTTCGCGCCGCGTCCGCGCGTACGCACGAGGGTCAAAGGGCGTTTCGGAGGTTTTCTCCCTCGGCAAAGGAAAGGAGTTCCGTTCATGGACAACCCGTTCTGCTTCCACTGCCGCTTCTTCGCACCGGACGAGGCAGGCCACGGCAACGCCGCCCACGGCCATTGGGACGAGTGCATGGAAGGCGAGTGCCGCCATGACACGCCCCGGCTGGGCGACCTGCTCGTGGATCGCCACGGTGATGCGTTCCGCCACTTCGGCCAGTGGCCCAAGGTGATGGCGGGCGACTGGTGTGGCCGGTTCGAGCCTCGCCAGGACGCCACGCGCGACAGCGGCGCACGGACGCGCCACGTTCGCCCACGTTCGAACTTCTCTTGCGGTGTCGAGCAAGGATGCGGCCGCGCTGGCGCGTGCCGCCACGTCGCGGAGCGTCAAAGTGGGCAAGATGGTCAAGCTGCGGCAATAGGTACTCCGCCGCCAAGGGCTTCCTGACGCCACGGGAACGCGTCGGCTTTCAAGACACAGTTTGTTTAGGACGCGCCGAATTGTCGGCGCTTAACAACCACCCACACGGAGGTGCATTCATGACCGCTACCAAGGACGCCGCCACCCAGAAGTTCGCCGTCGAGCTGCGGAAGATCGACGACATCCGCCCGTATGAGCGGAACCCCCGCATCAACGACCAGGCCGTCGACGCTGTCGCGGCCAGCCTCGCCGAATTCGGCTTCCGCCAGCCGATCGTCATCGATGCCGACGGCGTCATCATCGCCGGCCACACCCGCTGGAAGGCGGCCAAGAAGCTCGGCCTGGCCAAGGTGCCCGTCCACGTCGCCACGGACCTGACGCCCGAGCAGGTTCGGGCCTACAGGATCGCGGACAACAAGTCGGGCGAGCTGGCCGAGTGGGACCTGGAGATTCTGCCCATTGAGTTGGCCGAGCTGCGCGAGGGCGGGTTCGACATGGACCTGCTGGCCTTCGACGAAGAGGAGCTGGCCAGCCTGCTGAACAAGGGCATGGGCGTCACCGAGGGGCTGACCGACCCGGACGCCGTGCCCGAGCCGCCCGACGATCCGATCACCCAGCCGGGCGACATCTGGGTGCTGGGCGACCACCGCCTGATGTGCGGCGACAGCGGCAGCGCGGCAGACCTCGACCGACTGCTGGACGGGGCAGCCATTGACCTGGTGAACATGGACCCGCCGTACAACGTCCGCGTCGAGCCCCGCTCCAACAACGCCATCGCCGCCGGCCTGTCGTCGTTCAGCATGCCCGAGGGCCACAGCCGCAAGGAGAAGAAGTTCGACGCCCAGGGCATGCACCACCAGGGCTTCGACGTCGCCCGCTTCCCGGACAAGAAGTACAAGACGACGAAGAAGATGCGGGCCAAGGACCGGCCGCTGGAGAACGACTTCGTCACGCCGGAGGCCTTCGAC